AAAATGAAGCCTTGGCTTATGCACAGTTATCGCCTATGCAACAAGCGCAGTTTGGCTTCTATCGTGGTGGTCAACAGTTGGGTGATGCTCTTGGTGGTGCTTTGGGTGGACAAGACCCTCAGTTGAAATTAATTTCTCAGCGTCAACGGTTGCTCAGTCAACTAGATAGAAGCGACCCAGAGTCTTACAAAAAAATAGCGTTGCAAGCACAACAAACTGGCGATTCTGAGTTGGCTACGCTTGTTTCTGAAGCTGGTCGTAAATTAGAACTTGATACAAGTTTAATTAAACAACGACTTCGTGAAAAAGAAGGTGCTGACCCATTTCAACAAATTATTCGATCTGGTAAATACACTCCTACAAGTTTGTCTAAATATCAACAAAGTCGTAATGTTGCGGATTTGGAATTGATTGAAAAAGTAAAAGATGATGTTGTTGTTGTAGGAAATGCTCTCGTTTCTAAAACAACAGGTCTTCCAATTTATCAAGGCGAAAACGCACAAAAATATTCATCATTTGCTCAAGAGTTAATTGATGCTGGATTAAAACCAGATACAGAGCCATTCCAAAGACGAATGCTTGATTACATCAATGAAAAAACCAAGGGTGCTGGCAAGGGAACAGGAAATGTAACCATTGGAGGAATAAGCATTGATACTGGTGCGGCAAGCAAAGCGGCAGGAAAAATTGTTGGCGAAAATGTTGCAAATATTGAAAACCAATATTCTTTGTTAACTGGCGTTAGTGATGCTTTGAAACTGATAGATAAAGGCATTTATGCTGGCGCATATGGCCCAGAAAAAGGTTTTATTGCAAAGTATTCTGGTGGGGTGATTGGAGACTCTAAAAAGGTTCAAAACACAGAAGTTTTCATGTCAAACATTGGTGAAATTGTTATCCCAAGGCTTATCCAATTTGGAGGCAATGACTCTAATGAGGAATTGAAATATCTGCAAAAAGTTGTTGCTGGCGACCAACGCATAGAACCAGAGTCTATGAAGCGTATTTTGGCAAGTGCTGAAAAGAAGATCAGAAACAATATTGCTAGGTTGCAAAAGCAAGTTGAAGCTGGAGGAACTGGTAGTCAATTGCCAATTGAACCAATAGAAACGCCTTCAGCAATACCAAAACCCACTAAGCGATACAACCCACAAACAAAAAAACTTGAAGTTGTAACTGGAGAATGAAATGCCAAGCTATGTACAAGTAGGTAATGATGTAATTGAATTTCCAGATGGAATGACAGACGAGCAAATTGCTCAAGCCATTTCTGGTGAAACTCAAGTTGCTCCTCCATCGTCAGGATTTATGATGGGTTTAAAAGACCCTATTACTGGTGGCGCACAAATGTTGCCTCGTGCATTAGCTGGAGTAACTTCTGGGTTTGGTGCGTTTGAAAATCCAGTGAGTGAATTTTTTTCAAGCGAAGCAAAGCGAATGGATGAACTTGCTCGTGCTGAAGAATTGGCGTATCAGCAACAACGACAAGCTCGTGGTGAAACTGGATTTGATGTTCCTAGATTGGCTGGCAATGTTTTAAATCCTGCAACCATTGTCCCTGCGGCTAGAGCAACTCAATTAGCTCGTGCAAAAGGTTTTGGAACAACGGCTCAAACTGTTGCTGGCGGTGCGGCTGGTGGTGCTATGCAACCAGTGACAGGTGAAGGTAGTTTTGGAGCGCAAAAAACAGAGCAAGTTGGTATTGGTGCTGTGACTGCTCCGATTGGTGAAAAGGTTGTTGCTGGTGCTGGTAGGGTATTGAATCCACTTGTTTCTAAAGCAGAACAAACCATGCGTGATCTTGGAATCACTCCAACAACAGGGCAAACGCTTGGTGGACAATTTGGTGCATTTGAAGAATTTGCACAAAACTTACCTTTAATTGGAGAAAGCATAAGCAATGCACGACAACGCACCTTGTTTGATTTTAATAAAGGTGTTATCAATAAGGCATTAGATAAAGTCAAAGACAAACTTCCAGCCAATGTAATTGGCAGAGATGCCATCTCATACGCATCAGACCAAGTGTCTAATAAATATGATGAAGTGTTGTTAAAAATGTCGTTTGATTTGGATTTTGCTACTACAAGCAATATTCTTTCTGCTTTAAGCAAGAAAACTAATTTGTCTCCAAGTCAAAGACAAGAAGTTGCTCAAACACTCAATGATGTAGTGTTAGGCAAATTTTCTGGTCAAAAGTTGGATGGTCAAACATTCAAGGGTATTGAGTCAGATTTGCGTAAAAAGGCTAGTAATTATTTGAACAGTAATACTGCTTCTGAAAAAGAAGTTGGAGAAGCCTTGAGCGATGTTTTGGGCGTATTGAAGAAAGAGCTTTACTTTCAAAACCCTAAGCAAACTCCGCAATTGCGAAGAATTGACAGTGCTTATAGTGATTTGTCTGTTATTAATATTGCGGCGGCAAACTCTGGTGCGCCTAGTGGGGTGTTTACGCCAAAACAGTTTTCAATTGCTGTCCGACAAGCTGATAAAACAAGGAACAAATCAGCTTTTGCAAAAGGTAGAGCGAAAAGCCAACAAATTTCTGATGCTGGCGTTCAAATCCTTGGCGACCAATCAAAGGCAACATTAGAAGGTAATATTGCTACTAGGGTTGCTGGTGGTTATGGAATGTTGACAGAACCAGTTATTGCGGCTGGTTTAGTTACTGGTGTTCCAACAATGTACAGTCCTGCTGGACAAAAAGCCTTAGATGCTTTGTTGCGCTCAAGACCTGATTTGGTTAAAAAGGCTGGTGGTCTGATGAGTCAAACTGCGCCTCAAACTGGTGCTGTTCTTGCTCCAAGCACTGTTTTTCAATACAACAGAGCAGAACGCACTAGATAAGGACACAAAATTGACCCGATTAGCATTTGCCTCCTTGCGGCAGGACTTGTCAAACAGATTCAAGCTGGCTGTGACCTGTATAAGCAAGCCAAAGAGTCTTTCATGGAGGTCAAAAGCACTGTTGACGAGGCTGTTGGCGTTTATAGGGAAGTTACTGGATTTTGGAATAACTTTAGTAACTTCTTCAAACCCAAGGCAAAGCAGTCAACGCCCAAGCCTGTGGCGAAAAAGAAAGAAAAGTTCGTTGCTGTTGACGAAACCCAAGTCAAAGTTGATATTGTCAAGAATCTAACCGAGTTTTTCAGGCTTCAGGAGCAATTAGCGGCACACATAAGGGAAGAAGAAGAAAAAAGTTTGACAGTCTATGACCCTGACCAAAACCACATGGAAGCGGCTTTAAAGAGGGTGATGGCACAGCAAGAGATGGATGCGTTGGTGGTGCAGATTCGTGAGTGCATGGTGTATCAAAGCCCTCCTGAGATGGGCGCACTGTACTCAGAGGTCTTCAGCATGAAGGACAAAATTGATGAGGAGCAGACTCAGGCGAGGTTGAAGCAAGAGGCAATTAAAAGGCAAGAGGCATGGCTACGCAAAGAGGAGGAAAGAAACCTACAAGCAAAGCTGGCGGCAGTGGTGGCGACTTTTATATTCCTCCTTTACCTGTGGATGTGGTTCGTGTTCGTAAGCCATTGGGGGAAGAAGTGATGGGTTGGATTGCGGCTTGCGTACTGATTGCGTTGTTGTTGCCTTTGATGGCATTTCTTTATCTTGACATCTTGGAGACTAAGAATGAGGCTAAGGCTCAGGTTGAAAAGGTTGAGAAGTTGAGAAGACAAGTTGAACAAAAAGATAGGGAGAAAGAGAAATGAACATCTATTGCATTTGGGGTTTGTCAATACTGTTGGTTTTGCTAACAGGTTGCGATGACAAGTTTAGGTATCCTTGCCAAAACCCTCGCAATTGGGATAATTTGGAGTGCAAGCCCCCTGTTTGTGTTGCGACTGGCACTTGTCCAGAGCAACTTGTTAAACCTGAAGCGGAGAAAAAATAATGCCTACAGTTGGATACAAGCCTAGCACTCGCATGACTGCTGAAGAAATTGAGGTAAGGATTTGGGCAATGGTGATTTTTGCCTTGTTAATCATTTTGGTGGGTTCTATGGGTATGTTCTTGTACTCTGTGACCTATGTGACTCAACCAATGTCAGGCATGGCTCCGATTGACAAGGTTTACACACAGCAAATCAGCACCATTATGGTGTTTGTGACTGGTGTTTTGGGTGGTGTGGCTGGTCGTTCTGCTGTTTCAGCCAGTGCCAAGGCAATTGCCAAGGCTGATGCTGACGCTGACAGCGACCCAAAGTTAGAAGCCAAAGAATGAGTATATTGAACCCGTATGTGCTTCTTGGCATCTTAGTGGCGATGCTGAGTGCCTATGGCGGTGGTTATTACAAGGGTGGGCAAGACGAGTTTGCCAAACAGCAGATGGAGATTGCTCGACTGAATCAAGAAGCTAGGCAAAAGGAACAGGCACTGGTGACAGCGGTGCAAAAGCAAGCAACTGAACTGGTAAAGGCAAACAAGAATGCAAAAATTGTTATTCAAAAGCGTGATTCTGACATTAACTCTGGTGCTCTCAGGTTGCGGATTCCTGTCAAAACGCCCTCCTGCCCAACCTTACCAACCGCCTCAGATGCCCCCGTTGCCGAGCGATCTGACCCCCCAACAGCCGAACTTCAGCCAGAGGTTGCTAGAGATATTCTCGCCATCACAGACGAAGCCGACCTCACCGCCAGAAAGCTCAACGCCTGTATCGCAACCTATAACCAAGTCAGAGAGATGATTAACCAGAAGGAGAGCAAATGAACAGTGAACAGTTAGCCAAAGCATTAAAGATAACGCCTATCAAGGCAGAGGAGTGGATAGATGCAATCAATGAAACTTTTGATCGTTTCGACATATCAACACCTGAGAGACAGGCTTGTTTCTTGGGGCAATGCGCTCATGAAAGCGGTGGATTCACTGCTCTCAAAGAAAACCTGAACTATTCTGCTGAAGGATTGACTAAGGTTTGGCCTAAGCGTTTCCCATCATTGGATGTGGCGCAACCTTACCATCGCAATCCTGAGAAGATTGCCAACAAGGTCTACGCTGATCGTATGGGCAATGGAAACGAAGCCTCTGGAGAAGGGTTTAAGTACCGTGGAAGGGGTTTGATTCAGTTGACTGGCAAAGACAACTACAGAGCTTGTGGAGAGGCTTTGGGAGTGGATTTGTTGGAAGACCCTGACTTGGTTTCTTCTCCTCAGTATGCGGCTTTGTCAGCAGGGTGGTTTTGGGACAAGAATAAGCTGAATCAGTTTGCCGA